GCGGCGTCACCCTCTTCGACGAAATGGACAACACGCTGTCGAACATCGCCGAGATCCTTGAATACCACGGGAAGCCGATGTTGCAGGTCCCGGCGAGCGTGATCTACGGCGGGACGCTCCTGAAGGGCGCTGACCGGGCGATGGGGATCAGGCGGCCCGAAGACAAGGACATTGCCCGGTACATCACGTATGACGGTCAGATCGACGCGCAGCTTGCGGATCTCGATCGCCTGCTCGAACTCATCCTGCTCACCTGCGAGGTTCCGCGGACCTACTTCGGGATCGGCACCGACACGGCTCCGGCTTCCGGCGTGTCTCTGAAGCTTCAGCTACAGAACTATCTGAAGAAGGCCGGACGGTATCAGCGGGCCGAGTCGATGCGCCTGCGGGCGCTCGTGCCAATGGCGCTCAGGCTCGACGGGAAGGTCGACAAGGGGAAGCTCGTCGACATGATGCCGAAGATCACCCACGGCTCGCCGCTCCCGGCCGACGACGAGCAGGAAGCCCGGATCGAGCAGGGCTTGTACGGGGCGGGTATGTCGTCGCTCGAACTGTCGCTACGGAAGCTGCGGCGCGTCCCGGCCGACGAGATCGACGAAGAGATCGCCCGGATCGAAGACGAGAAGGCCGCGTCAGTGGCGGCGCTCCCGGCAGCCTTCGGGCAGAACGCCGGGGCGGATCCGAACGCCGACCCGACGAAGCCCCCGAACTCGTCGACCGACCCGAACGCCGATCAGCGTGGCAAGCCGCCAGTCGCGTAGGGCCCCGCACCCGCCGATCGTCCTGATCGAGTGGCACGACTCGCAGACGATCGCGTCGAAGTGGACGGACCGTGACGAGGTCAGGAAGATCGCTCGGGAGTCGTGGCCGGAGGTCATCGTCAGCGTCGGCTTCCTGATCGCGTCGACGAAGCGGTACGTCCTGATCTCGCTCGGGACGACGGAGAGCCCCGACGACGTCATGCACTCGATCTCGATCCCGCGGGCCTGCATCCGGAAGCTGACGATCCTGAAGGATGAAGTCAAGTAGGGGCTTGACAAGTAGCGCAGAAGCTTCTAGACTGACGAAGTCAGGTCGACGGACGACCGGCAACGAAGGAGAGAAGCGATGACAGAGAAGTGGATCCGGGAGCAGGCCGAAGCACTGAAGGTGAAGTGCCCGTACTGCAAGGCCGAGATCGGCGAGCCGTGCATCGTTCGCGGCAAGCCCGCCACCGTCTCCTTCCACAAGCCCCGCGGAAAGGCGGCCCGATGATGTTCGACGAGTTCGAGGACGAGCAGTACGAGATCGACCCCCCGCACGCCTTCGCGGTCATGGAAGGTCAGCCTTGTGCTTGCGCGAGCCGCTACTACGGCGGGGACTGCGCTCACACGGCCCCCGAAGAGGGCGAGAGCGAGGATCAGGCATGAAGGCCGATCCGACCCCGACTGCCGGGCCTTGCGTTCACTGTGGGGCCCGGCACGTCCCGCGGGAACTGACCCGGCTCGGGTACGCCTGCGTCAACGTTCACGCCTGCAACCGGCGAGCAATCGCCGCTAGTCAGGTTGGGGCTTGACAGCCCCGTAGCTTCGGAGTAACTTCATCACATCAGCCCCGACGGACGGGGCGGAACGAAGGAGAGATCAGATGTTCAAGAGCAGCACATGGACCGTCAAGCTCAGTGACAGCAGCCGCGTCAGCGTCGACGTCACCTATGACACCGAAGGCGGCGACGTCAACGTCGACGTCATCGGCGACGAGTGGGTCGAGAAGCGCAAGGGCCGGATGGACGTCGAGCGCACGGCGATCGGCAACCGGGTCATGTTCGCATCGGTCGGATCCCTGCTCGGAGACGTTCACGGCGAAGGCCGGACCGCGAAGCAGGCCGCCGAGAGCTACGGGTCAGCGGTCGCGCAGGCCGTCGTCGATCAGCGTCGTCGAATGGCGGCCGCGCAGAACGAGATCGACGCACTCGCGAAGAGCAGCCCGAAAGCGTTCGCTCAGGCGCTCGCCGACATGGATGACGGCTCGATCGAGTCGAACACCGCGGCGCTCGTCGAGCGGACGAAGATGTACGCGGCCGAAGAGAAGCCGGAAGCCGAGCTAATCGAAGAACTGCTCGAAGAGATCGTCAGCGCGTGGCGGCAGTCGAGCCGAACGTCGGCGACCCCGGCCGAGCGCATGGCGATCGAGATCGTCAACCTGCGGGCCCGGAAGGCGGCTCAGGCATGACGCTCGACGTCTGGATCGCGAAGTACGCGCTCTCTGCGCCGGACGAAGAGACTGCCCGGCTCTACATCACCCGCAAGGCGCTGCAGGATGCCCCTACAGCGACCGTCGAGTTCGTCAAGGGCCCGACACGCGACAAGGGCCCGCGGGGCTACTGGCGGGCGACAGTCAAGCGAGATCGGAGCGCACGATGACACGCCGACGGAAGTTCGATCCCGAGCAGGACGAACGCGACGAGCGGGCGATCTTCGCCGACTACAGCTTCGACCGGCTCGCGAAGGCCGCCGAGAACGCCGAAGCTCTGGCAGCGACCTATCTCGCGAGCGCAGAGGCGGGCGAGCGGTATCGGGCTCACCTGACCGGCCGGGGCGCTCTGTGGTCGGCGACGTACCACGTTCGTCGGGACAGGGAAGAAGCTGCGAAGTGGGCCCGTCGAGCCGAGATCCGGCGCGAGATCGCCGAGACGCGGCCGACGTGCGAGCTTCCGGGGGTCGAGTCGTGACGACAGCGGCCGCCGACCGGCAGGAACGGCAGATTGCGCTGCGGGCCTTCCGGCGCGAGGCGTCAGCCCGTCGGGCGGCCCCGATCGACTGGTGGCTCATCCCGGAGATCCTCGTCAGTGTCGGCATCGCGCTCTGCCTGATCGTCCTGACCGCTGTCGTCACCGTCTACGTCGAGACGCTGTCGTGAACCCCGACTTCGTGATCTTCGTCGTCTGCGTCCTGATCGGCGCGGCGCTGATGGGGGCGTTCCTGACTCGGGTCAGATAGGGGCTTGACAAGCCCGAAGCTTCGGGGGTATCTTCCTTGTTGTCAGGACGGACCTGACGCAGAAGGAGAGATCAGATGAACACTCACAAGGAAGCCCACAAGCAGCACACTGGCCCGGCGAAGACGTTCGGATGCCCGTTCTGCCTGAACATTCAGCGGGCCGAGCGTGCCACACGGCGCGACGCTCTCGTGCTCGCGATCGTCAATCTCGAAGTCGCAGTCGACGACTACACGTTCGGCGTCTTCGTCAACGTGACGAACCCGGACCCGGAAGACGTTCCCGTCTCGACCCTGAAGGCAGCGGTCATCGCCGCGTCGACGGAAGTCGCGCATCAGATGAACATCGCCGACGTCACGCTCGTCTCGTCGGCCTACGCCGAAGTCGTCATCCCGTCCGAGATCCGCGCTCAGGCCGCGGACGCCGAGATCGCCGCTCTGCGGCACGCCCGGTCCGAGCGGGCCCGCAAGGCGCTCGCGCAGCCCGCGATCGTTCGCGACTGCTCGTGCTGCGGGATGAACTTCTACCGAACGGCCGACGGCGGATGCACCTTCTGCAACGGGAAGCAGGTGTGCTGCCGGAACTAGGATCGACGGAGACGGCCCCGGAAGCTCGAATAGGGCTCCGGGGCCTCTTCATGTCTGCCGGGGCGCTACGATGCCTTCGTGACGTTCTCAACGGCGATCAGACGCTCCCGGCGACCCGGCGAAGCGACGACCCCGCAGCCCGTGCAGGGCTCGGGCTCGGGGCAGGGCGAGGCGTATCAGCTTCAGTTCCTCACGGCCGAAGAGCGATCGACCGCAATCCTGATGGGCTACTTCGAGGATGCTCGGCTCGAACTAGAGAACTTCATCCGGACCGGCGACCTGTCACTCAGCGACGCGACGTACTACCGGCAGCTTCTCGACGAGACGAATCGGATCGCGACGAAGGTGAACGCTCAGGGGGCGACATGGACGTCGAGCGTCATCCCGGAGGGCTACTCGGCAGGCTGGCGCACTCACTCGCCGATCGTCGTCAATCAGGGGGCTCTGGAAGCTCTCAGTAAGTCGACGCTCGATCTCATCACGCAGACGTCGACCGGGATCCGGCAGGCCGTCCGGCAGACGATCGCTCAGGGGATCCTGCAGGGGCTCCCGGCCGATCAGGTCCGGCAGCGCATCATCGCGACCGGGATGACGAATATCCCCCACTGGCCGACGGTCGAGTACCGGGCCGGAGTCATCGCCCGGACGGAGACGATGCGGGCGTACAACGCCGGGGCGACCGACGGCATGGTCGCGAACGGGGCCCGTTTCGCCGAGTGGATCGCGAGCCCGGACGAAGCGACCTGTCAGATCTGCCTGCCACGGGAAGGCAAGATCTACCGGATCGGGAACGTGGTCGACGACGTGCCGAACGACCCGTATCCGGGGGCGCAGCCGCTCCCGCATATCCCGGCGCATCCGCGCTGCCGCTGCACGACACGGGCCGTCTACCGCGGGCCCGATGGGAAGGTCATAAGCGCAACGGCGCAGCCTGAAGAGCCGAAGCTTCCGACCGACGCGATGGGCGGTCAGGATCCCCCGACGCTGCCCCCGGCCGCGGGTGATCTACGGAAGACGCTCGGGCAGACGAAGATCAGTGAGCAGGAGTGGCGCGACTACCACCTGACCGACCGGGACATTCTGAACCCCGGCACCGGGCAGCCGAACGAAGGGCTCGTCTTCAACCGGGACGCGGCGCGGGCGAAGATCGACCCGCTACGGACGCTCTGGCGGGGCATGGGGCGGCTCGACGACGACGCGATCCGGGCGATCTCGGCGTTCGGGAAGACGGCGAAGGCGCAGAACGAACTCTTCGACACGGTCCTGCAGCTTCGGTACGGGATCAAGCAGACAAGCTCTCGCGGATGGAGCCCGGAGCTTCGGAGGGTCACGCTCTCGGCGCTCGAACGACTGCGCGAGAAGTGGCCGCGCTACGTCGTCGACTCGCCGTTCTTGCACACGATCAACGCCGGGGCTCCGACCGGGCAGAAGATGAGCAGCAACGCGATCGCGGCGGCATGGCCGAGTGGTCACATCGGCGTGAACATGTCGCACATCGGGAAGTACCTGAACGGGCAGACGCTTCGAGCCGGGGCGGAAGTCAACGCGGCCGAAGAAGTGATGCTGCACGAAATGATGCACACGATCCACAACCGCTACGGGCTGTCCGAGACGATCCGGCACATCGGCGACTACCGGAACCCGACGCGGACGACGCTCTACGGGGCGCTCGAAGCGAACGCCGCGGAGGTCGCGGCCGAGTACCGGGCGATCATGCGCGGCACGCAGAAGGTCGTCGTCGGGGCGTTCAACGACCCCGTCGAGACGATCCTGAACCGGGTCACGAGCTACGAGAAGCTTCGGGTCGACCGGGTGCAGCAGCTAGAGTTCGCGAAGGCCCGCGGCGACAGTCAGCAGATCTGGTATTACGAGTCGAAGATCAAGGAACTCGACACCCTGATCGCGAAGATCAAGGTCGAAGCCGAGCAGGTCCGGGTCGCGATCGACGCAGGCGGCGACTTCTACCCGACGGAATACGCGAAGTCGGGGGGCTATGCTGAAGACTTCGCCGAGTCGGCGATGCTCTACTTCCTGAACCCCGAGCACCTTCGGCGCACGAGCCCGGCCCGGTATGAGTTCTTCAGAACGAGGATCTTCGTCGAGTGATCATCGCCTTCTTCAAGCTCGGCAACGTCGTGTGGGACGGCGAGAGCGCGATCGCCGACAGCGACGAGGCGCAGGCGGTCGTCGACCGCGCCTTCTCGAAGCCGCAGGAGGTCGTCGTGGCTCGGGTCGGCCCGGACGGCGAGCGGATCCGGGAGATCGTGCGGATCGCTCCCGGTTCGCCCGGCCATGCTCGGGCGGCGATCGCATCGCTGCGCGACGCTCAGATCATCGTTGACAGCGAGGCATGACGAAGCTGTAAGCTACGGACGTTCGCGGCCCGGCGCGTCTACCGGGAGATCGTGACGCCGACGGTACGGGCGGAAGGGAACTTCAATGCTTCTCAGGTATCGACGCTCCGGACTCGACTCGATCATCGGGCCGCTTCACGAGACACCACCCCCCGCGGGCGGCGCTCCGACAGGCGATCCGGCACCGGCACCGAACCCGGCTCCCGCTCCTGCTCCGGCAGGCGGCCCGGCACCGGCACCGCAGGATCGGGAAGGCTGGATCCCGCGAGAACGCTTCGATCAGGTGAACTCGGAATACACCCGCATGAAGCGGGCCGAAGACGAGCGGGCCGAGAAAGAGGCGAAGGCGCGGGGCGACTTCGAGGCGCTGCACAAGGCAGAGCAGGAGAAGACGGCGGCAGCAGAGGCGAAGGCGACCCGGATCGCTCGACGCGGCGCGTTCGTCGCACGGGCAGCCGGGAAGGTATCGGACGCCGAAGCGGCGTTCAAGCTGGCTGACGCCGACGGGATGCTCGCGGATCTCGAAGTCGATGACGACGGGAACGCAGACCCGAAGAAGGTCGACAAGATCGTCGACAGCCTGATCGAGAAGTACGAGTTCCTGAAGGGCACCGGCAATACGCGCACCTTCGGAGACGCAGCGGGCGGCAACGGCGGGACACCGATCGACACGTCGAAGATGGGCGCGAACGATATGCTCCGGGCAGGCTACGCAGAGCCGAAGAGGCGGTAGCTCGTTCGGGGCCCTATTGGGAGCTTCCGAACATGGCAGTCACGCTCGCTCAGGCGCAGGCGGCATCCACGAACATGCTGCAGCGCGGCGTCATTCAGGTCTTCATCGACGAGAGCCCGGTCCTTGACCGGCTGCCGTTCATGGAGATCGAGGGCAACGCCTACCAGTACACGAAGGAGTCGGCGCTGCCCGGCATCGCCTTCCGAGCCGTCAACGCGGCCTACACCGAGTCGACGGGCGCTGTCGTCAACGCGACGGTCGGCCTGAAGATCTTCGGCGGCGACGCGGACGTCGACCGTTTCATCGCCCGGACGATGGGCAATCTCATGGATCAGCGGGCGCTGCAGACTCGCCTGAAGGCGAAGGCGGCCGCGATCTTCTTCACGCAGTACTTCTTCAATGGGGACTCGACGACCCCGGAGCAGTTCGACGGCCTGAAGAAGATGCTCACCGGGGCGCAGTTGATCTCGGCCGGGGCGAACGGAGCGACGCTGACGCTCTCGATGCTCGACTCGCTGATCGCTGCCGTCGTCGGCGGCCCCGACGTGATCTACGCGAACGACTTCCTGATCGCGAAGATCAACGCGCTCGTCATCGCGACGGGCGGCACGCTGCCGGTCACTCGGGATCAGTACGGGAAGCAGGTCCGCTTCTATGCGGGCGTGCCGATCGTCGATCCGGGGCTCTCGACCGACGGCGTGACCCGGATCCTGCCGTTCACCGAGACGCAGGGCACCGACACGGCGATCGACGCTTCGATCTACGCCGTCAAGTTCGGCGAGCAGGAGTTCATCAGCGGACTCACGAACGGCGGGATCGACGTCTACGATCTCGGCGAACTCGAAACCAAGCCCGCGTACCGGACGCGGATCGAGGCGTACATGGCGCTCGCGAACTTCAACGGGAAGGCCGCGGCTCGCCTTCAGGGCGTTCGACAGGCATAGCTCCTGTCGGCGTAAGCTGACGTCATGGCACGAGATCGACAGCGGTTCTCACCCCCTCCGGGATGGTCGTCGAAAGGCGAGCGGATCCGGGATCGGGACGGGAACCCTGTCGGGCTCGGACTGGTGCAAGGTGAAGGAGATCCCGCAATGGCGAAGACACAGAACAGCGCGGAGGATATCGTCGCTCGCGGAGCCGACGTGCCCCTCGCGCTCGCAACGCAGGCAACGACTCGGGACGCGCTCACGGATCCCCGCGAGGGCGATATCATCCCCGACGTCGACACAAAGGGCTACCACGTCGGCGAGGTCCGGCAGCCTGCCGAGCCGGTCCTGACGCGGGGCGGCGACGTGCAGTTCGAGTCGCTCGGCGACACGGGCCCGTCGAAGTTCCCGTCGAGCTACGCCGAAGAGCAGGCCGCGATGGACAAGCGGCTGTCGAGCGATCCGGCCTACGCCGGGACGGTCCATGTCCCGGTCCATGCCGACCCCGACACGGCTGACGCGGCCTACCGCGAGCGGCTCGCTGCCGACAAGCCTTCCCGAAGCTCTCGGGACACCGGCACCGGCCGGGGCAACGTCGCGAGCGATCTCGACAGCGACTCGGCGAACGTCGCCGGGAAGCAGGCTCGGGAAGACAAGAGCTAGCCCTTCATGGCGATCGACGCTACCGTCGGCGGGGCGTCGGCGAACTCGTACTTGACGGTCGCAGCGGCCGATCTTCTCGCCGCGTCCGAACTCGGGCGCGACATGAAGGCATGGGTCGCTGCGACCGTTGACGAGAAGGAAGCTGCGCTGCTCCGGGCGACCGAAGAGGTCGACGCGGAGGTCGGCCGGGTCGCCTACCCGGCGACGACGACGCAGGCGCTTCTCTTTCCCCGGCGCGACGACTACGTGCAGGCGACAGGGATCTACTACGTGCCCGGCAGGCTTCAGCGGGCGACGATCCTGCAGGCGGCCTTCCTGCTCCGGAACGCGGACCTTCTCGACGACGCTGTGAGCTTCCGAGCTAGGGGCCTGCAGAACTTCTCGAACCCGGACGGCACGAGCGGTCAGCTAGCCGACGACGCGAGCTTCGGCCGGATGCACCCACGGGCGCAGGCTCTCCTGACGAGCTTCGCTGCCGAAGGCGCGGTCATCGCGACGATCATCCCGACATGAAGCTCGTGACGAACTACTCGACGCTGAACCGCAACATCGTCACGGCGTTCGAGCGGGCGAAAGACGAGTCGGTCGGCGAAGCGAAGCGGAACGCCCCGGTCAGCGTCTCTCGCGGGATGAAGCTGAACTCCGGCGACGTGCAGGGCGGCCTGCGGGCGTCGATCGTCGCCGAACGGACGGACGTCGGCGCGTTCGAGCTTCGATCCCGGTTCGGCTCGGGCCTGCGCTACGCGATGCAGCGAGAGAAGGGCGGCACGATCCTGCCGGTCCGGAAGAAGCTGCTCTCGTGGGTCGACCCGATCACGGGCGAGCGGATCTTTGCGAAGCGTGTCGATCAGCGGCCGGGCGGCCCGCGTCAGCCCCGGCCGTACTCGCCGTTCATCGGCCCGGCAGGCGATCGCTTCCCCGAGTTCATGTCGGATCACCTGCGAGCACTCGGATGATCGACTTCGTCGCCTTCGCGGTCATCATCATCGTCGTCGCGGCGGCCGGTGGGATCGTCTATCAGGAGCTTCAGAAGCGGAGCCGGAAGTGATCGACGTCGTCGACGGTCTGCGCGACCTGCTCGAACCCCCGGACGCACAGAACGACGGCTTCAGCCTGAACGGCGTGGCGATCGACCGCTCGTGTGCGGAGCCGATCGGCGACGCGCAGGCGAACACGGTCTACGCATGGGAGGAAGCCTGCCGCGACAAGCCGATCGGCACCGGGGAAGTGCAGCGCGACTTCGAGATCGTCGTGCTCTACGTCGCCGACGGGGCGGGCGAGCTTGCGATAGGGCAGCGATCCCGCGACGTGTCCGAAGCTCTGGACGCGAAGCGGGAGGCGTACATGAAGCTCATCCGCGAGAACGCGAACATCGGCTTCGGTGGAGACGCACCCACCGGGCGGGGTAACATTCAGGCGACGAGTGATGCTGACGCGCTGCGCCAGTTCGCGACTCGGGGCATTGCGATCAGGGTGACGGGCTGGCGGCTCGTGACCGGACAGTAAGGAGAGCCGTCAATGTCTCAGATGAGCGACTATCTCGAAGACGCGATCCGGAACTACATGAAGGGATCAGCCTTCCCGGCAGTCCCGGTCGTCGAACTGATCGCGCTCTACACCGCGGCCCCCTCCGACTCGGGCGGCGGCACGGAGGTCGCGAACGCGGTCGCGTACAAGCGCACCCCGATCGCGGTCGGCGGCTGGACGTCGGGCGGCGCGGGCTCGGGCTCGATCTCGAACACGGCGGCGATCACCTTCCCGACGGCGTCGGGTTCGTGGGGCACGATCACGCACGTCGGCGTCTTCGACGATCTGGCGGTCGCAGGCGGCGGCTCGACGACCCTCGCGGCGGATCCCGCGATCGGCGCGACGAACTTCAAGTTCACGTCGGTCACGGGCTTCTCGACTGGCGACTGGATCAAGATCGGCACGGGCGGCGGGGCCGAGTACCTGCGGATCATCACCGTCGGCACGGCGGGCTCGGGCGGCACGGGCGTCGACGTCGACGGCCCGACGCTGATCGACCACGCGAACGCTGAAGCGGTTGTCGAGGTCGGGAACCTTCTGATGTGGGGCGCTCTCACCGCATCGAAGGCCGTCGGCACGAGCGATACGTTCCAGTTCGCGGCAGGCACGCTCGTTCTGACGTTCGCATAGCCCGATGGGAAAGCAGACGTTCCAAGAGACGCTCGTCACTCAGCAGGGGGCGGGCACCCTCTTCGCGACCTACACGACGCCGAAGAGCGTTATCAACCCGCAGGCGCTCGTCCAGCTTCCGGGCGGCTTCTTCTACGTCGGCCGGAAGCTTCGGGTCATCGCGAAGGGCGGGATCTCGAACATCGTGACGACGCCGGGGACGATGCAGTTCCAAGTGAAGCTCGGGCCGACGGCGAACATCGCCGCGTTCGACACGGGCGCTCTGCAGCTAAACGCGAGCGCACACACGACGCTCCCGTTCTGGCTAGAGATCGAACTCACCTGTCGGTCGGTCGGCAGCGGCACGGCGGCGACCCTCTTCGGGCTCGCGCAGATCACCGGGAAGATGTTCACGTCGACGGCCGGGCAGACTGATGACGCTCAGGGGATGCAGACGCTCCTTGCACCGGCAACGGCTCCGGGCGTCGGCACGGGCTTCGACTCGACGACCGCGTCGATCCTTGATCTGTGGGCGGGCTTCTCGATCTCGAATGCTGGCAACGGCGTTCAGATCCAGTCCTACGCCGTCGAAGATCTAGGCGGCTAACCCGGTGCCGTTCGGGCCGGGCATCGTCGGCCCCGGAGGGCCCGTACAGGGCATCCTGCACCCCGGCTCCGGCTTCAGGTCGGGCGTTCTCTTCCTCCCGGCCGCCTATGTGGCGCAGATCCCTCTCGACGGGGCGGCCGCGTTCTGGATCCTGAACGAAGCGAGCGGGCTCCCGCAGGACGTCATCGGCTCGGCGGACGCTTCGAGCGTCGCGAGCCTGACATACGGGCAGGCGGGGCCGCTGACGTCCGACCCGACGGCGACCGGGATCGACTTCGACGGCACGAACTCAGTCATCCAGATCCCGAATAACACGGCGCTCGACTTCGCCGACGGGCCGTTCAGTGTCGAAGTGTGGGTCCGGCGTGACGCGCTCTCCGGCGTGACCGTGTCGCAGATCATCGGCCGCGGCCTGAACGGGTGGGCGGTCGGCTTCTCGAACGGGAACAAGTTCTATATCTCGAAGCAGAACGTCGGTCAGATCGTGACGGAGTCGGGCACGACCACCGATCTCGGCGTGTGGCATCACTTCGTGGCGACACGGAACTCGTCGGGCGGCGTCACGAAGATCTACAAGGATCGGGTGGACGTCACGGCGGCCGTCGGCGCTCAGACGATCGTGAACGTCACCGCGACGATCGAGATCGGGAAGAACACCACGAACGGGTGGGGCTTCGACGGGGCTCTCGCGCTGCTCGCGGTCTATCCGCTCGAACTCGCTCCCCCGCAGATCGTCAATCATTGGGATCTCGCGACCGCGACGCCGGTCGTCATCCCCGGCGCGACGCAGGACGGAGCGGCCGGGCTCGACGGCGCGGGCATCGTCGACGCGGCCGCAGGCGTGATCGCGGGCGGGACGTCGAGCATCGCCGGGGCTGGCACTCTGTCGGCGAGCGGCGGCGTCATCCGCGGGTCCGCTTCGACCGATGGGGGCGTCGGGACGCTGTCGGCCGCGGGCTCGAACCTGATCTCGGGAGCTTCGAGCATGGCCGGGGCGGGGACCGTCAGCTTCGGGGCGACGGTCACTCGTCAGGGCGCGGCGGCGATCGCTGGCGCAGGTACGCTGTCGGCTGGCGGGAGCGTCATCGTCGGCGGCGCTCTCGCCGCGACCGGCACGGGTTCGATCAGCTTCTCGGGCGGCGTCATCCGCGCCGGAGCTATGTCGATCGCCGGGAGCGGCGCTATAACGGCCGCTGCGGGCCTGACCGTCGCGGGTGGGGCATCCGTGGCCGGAACGGGCGCGGTGGGCGCTACGGCCGTCCTGACGCTGTCAGGGGCGCTTTCTGCGACCGGCGTCGGAACCCTGCAGGCTTCGGCGGGCCCGTCGACGATCGGCGGGGCGGCATCACTGGCCGGAGTCGGCACGCTGTCGGCAGCCGGGAGGATCGTCTTCACCGCGGCGGCGAGCCTGAACGGCACGGGCGCTCTGACGGCCGGGGCGGGCGTGACGCGGGGCGCGGCGTCGAGCATGGCGGGCACCGGGACGCTCGGAGCTTCGGCGAAGCTCATCCTGACCGCTGCGAGTTCGATGACCGGCGTCGGGCTGATGACCGCAGACGCAGCGGGCGGGGCGAACGGCAGCGCGTCGATCGCCGGGGCCGGACAGATCTCCGCGAGCGCGGGCGTCCTGCGCGGTGGGGCGTTCTCGGCGAACGGCACCGGCTCGGTCGCCTTCGCTGCGCGGCTCACTCTCGGCGGATCCGCGAGCCCCACGGGCGCGGGCGCTCTGTCGGGATCCCCGCGGCTCGTCATCGGCGGCTCGTCGAGCCTGCCGGGAGTCGGCAGCCTGTCGGCAACGGGCGGGCGGATCGTGTCATTCGTCGCTCCGCTCGGCGGGCAGGGCTTCGTCAGCGCGACCGGGGACGCCTTCTTCGGCGGCGAGCCGATAGATCCGGGGGCCTACGCCGACGTCAGCGTCACGCAGGGCCCGCGAGCTTCCGTGACGATCTCGGGCTTCGGGGGAGTCTCGCAATCCGGTCGGCCTTCGGCTACAGTGACCGTCGTGAAGACGACTGCGAACGTGACCCGTGAGTGATCTCACCGTGAAGCGGGGCGACACGATCACCCTCGCGATCGCGGCGAAGAAGGCCGACGGCACCGCGCAGTCGCTCGTCGGGAAGACGCTGATCTTCACGGCGAAGGATCGACTCTCGGATGCGGATCCGGGCGTCTTTCAGAAGGCGATCGGCTCGGGGATCGTCGTCGACAACGCAGCGGGCGGGCTCGCCACGGTCACGATCGCCCCGGCTGACACGTCCGGCTTCACCGGACCGCGTACTCTTCTGTGGGACATTCAGATGACCGATCAGGCGACGAGCGACAAGAAGACACTCGACGAAGGCAAGCTGTACGTCCGGCCGGACGTCACTCGAACGTAGGGAGAGATCTCATGGCGACAGACGAGTTCGAGCCGCGGCGGGCGGATCCGGATCAGACCTTCGGCTACACGGGCAGCGACACGAAGAAGCTCCCGCTCGGCGACGACCTGACCGAAGAGCAGGAGATCGAGGGGTGGGCGATCACCGGCTTCGACCCCGAGACAGGGGATCGCGAGATCACCCGGTCCGGCGTGCAGAAGACGTTCAAGTCGGACGCTGACGGGATCGTCCGGCCGACGTCGATCGAAGAGGTCCGGGTGCTCGACGCATATCAGCTTCCGGTCGCTCGATCGGTTCAGAAGGCAGAGAAGACTCCGGAAGCTTCCGGCAAGAAGGAGGGCTAGGCGATGCCTGCCGGGAATATCGCCGATCTCGCGATCGGCCTTCAGGCGGCGAAGGGCACCGCGTCGATCGTCTCTTCGGTCCGGACCTATCTCATGGACGGCGGGCTTGCCCCCGTTCGCGAGACGGCGGACGTCGAAGAGACGTCGGGCGGGCGGCTCCGGAACACCGCCTACGTCAAGTCGATCCGCGGGGAAGGATCCCCGAAGATCGCCGTCCGGCCGGGCGTCATCGGAATGCTGCTCTACGGCGCGATGGGCGCAAAGGCCGTCACCGGGTCGTCTGACCCGTGGACCCATACCTTCACCCTCGCGGCGACGCAGCCCTACCTGACGTTCTGGCGCTCGCTGTCGGGCCTCTTCGAGCGGTTCGCGGACTGCAAGATCACGAGCCTGAACTTCGAGTCGACGTCGGGCGGCATCCTAGCCTGCACCGTCGGCATCGTCGGCCTGCAGCCCGTCTTCAAGAGCACGATCGAGCCGACGGGCGCAGCCGAGACGACCGAGCCGTTCCTGCACATGGACGGCAAGGGTCAGTTCCTCGTCGAGACAGTCCCGGTCGCGTCGATCAGCGCGGCTCGGGTGAACTTCGCGACCGGCGTCGCGGCGACGTGGGGCGACAGCATTCAGCCGGATCAGGCCGCGGAAGGGATGCAGGAAGTCGTCATCGAAGCGGAGCAGACGATCACGAACTACGCCGAGTGGAACCGCTTCCACTACGGCACGGCGACCCCGTCGGACAACGCCGTCCCGACGCCGGTCATCGTCGAGCTTGCGGGCTCGGGCATCGACTTCAAGTGGTCGAAGCGCACCACGACCGGTACGGTGGCGACGCCGGAACGGTCGCTCGATATCTCCGCGACACGGGTTCAGATCCTCGCGGTCGAAGGTCAGGACTCGAACAACGACGGCACCCCGATCAAGCGGACCGTCCGGTACAAGGTCTACACGCCCGCTTCGGGCTCGGGCCTGACCGCTGTCCTGAAGAACGGCACCGCTTCCTACGCTGCGTCCTGATGACGCAGAAGACGGCGCTCGCGGCGTGGTCGCAGTCATCGCTGCGACCCGTCGTGCTGCCGTCCGGCACGAAGGCGCTGATCGTCCTGCCGGACGTCAACCTGCTCGTTCGCACGGGCAAGATCCCGGAGGAACTGACCGCGATCGCAATGAAGTTCGCGACGACCGGGATCAGCGCGGCCGAGATCACGAGCCCGCAGGAGATCATGGAGTTCGTGCGCCTGACGTATGCGCTCGTCGCCGACTCCCTGCGCTATCTCGCTCTCGCCGACTCCGAAGCTTGGGAGACGTTCAGGGAGACGGGCGAGAGCCCGACGGTCGAAGGGTGGGAGACGATCGCCGTCGACGGGCCCGAACTCGCGCAGATGCAGATAGATCAGGCCGATATCGAAGCTCTGGCGGCGATCGCCGGGCGGATGAAGACGCCGAACGAGGTCACGGCTGTCTCGCGGTATGACCGCGGGCTGCTCACGACGGAAGGGGCGCTCGCGGCTATCAAGCCGGACGTCGGGCAGCGGGTCGGCGACTACGCCCCGTTTCGTGGCGAGCCCGCGGGCGCTGACACTGGCGCGGACGGCCGCGATGTTCGGGCAACGGCCGTCGTCGCTGCTCGAAGTGTCGGACCCGGTGGTCGCACTCGCACTCGACGAAGCTCTCGCGGTTAGAGTTCTTCTCGACGATGCTCGACGGCACAAGGAAGCGTCGTCGAGCGTGCCGGGGATGCTCCCGGATGGTCAGCGGTACGAGACGCCTTCAGAGGCGCTCTCCGGCCGCGTGCATTAGGGGCTGACGATGCCGAAGGTCGGCGAAGCGTTCTACGAACTCAACGCTCAGGACGCGGGCCTCTTCAAGAGCATGGCCGCGGCCGAGAGCCGTATCAGGACGTCCGGGGCGAACGCCGAGAAGGACTTCGGCGGGTCGGTCGCGAAGAGCGTCACCGAAGCCGAGACGGCCGTTGCAGGCGGCACTCAGCGCATGGGTGGGATGCTCGGCGGGCTCGGCGGCGGCTCCGACAAGCTGAAGGGCAAGTTCGCCGACCTGAAGACGGGCATGGTGCAGGGGCTCGGGATCGGCGGCTTCCTCGCGGTCAGTTCCGCAGCTTCGGAGTTCATCGGCAAGATCACGAACAGCGTCGGGCTCGCGAGCGACCTGAACGAGACGATCTCGAAGTCGGACGCGACCTTCGGATCCGCGGCCGCAACGATCATGGAATGGTCGAAGACGTCGTCGAGCAGCTTCGGGCTCACTCAGAAGGCCGCGCTCGACTACGCAGCGACGTTCGGCGGGCTCCTGATGAACTTTGGACAGGCACCCCCGAAGGCCGCCGAAATGTCGAAGTCGCTCGTTCAGCTAGCCGCGGACATGGCGAGCTTCGGGAACACGTCGATCGAAGACGCGCTGACGGCGATCCAGTCCGGCCTTGTCGGCGAGCAGGAGCCCCTGCGGCGCTATCAGGTCAATATCAACGAAGCCCGGATCCAGACGAAGGCGCTCGAACTCGGGCTCTGGAACGGCAAGGGCGCGATGGACGCGAACGCGAAGTCGTCGGCGATCTACGCGCTCATCATGGAAGACTCGGCCCGTCAGCAGGGCGACTTCGCCCGGACGGCGCACGGGCTCGCCAATCAGGAGCGGACCGACGCCGCGAAGAACGAAGAGGCATGGACCCGGTTCGGGGCGGCGCTCGTGCCGATCGCGCAGGTCGTCATGCCCGCGATCTCGGCCGCGGGCCGGGCGCTGATCGACATGCTCGGGGGCCTGCTCACTCACGGCCGGGAACTCGGGCCGGTGCTCGTGATCGGGTTCAGTGTGCTGGCGGCGATGCTCTGGACGACGCTCATCCCGGCGCTCGCGGCGTCGGCGGCCGGGGCGATCGCGACCGCGGCCCCGTTCATCGCCGTCGGGCTGGCGATCGGCGGCGTCGTGCTCGTGCTCGACAAGCTCGGCCTGCTCGGGCCGCTCATCGACACGTTCTGGAACATCATCAGCGTCGGCGCGACGATCGTCGGGAACACCTTCGGGGCGGTGCTACGGATTATCCGCGAGACGGTCAGCGGGATCATCGGCACGATCCGGAACGTGATGGAGATCGCGGCTCAGATCCCCGGCCCGTGGCAAGAGGCAGCTTCGAGCATGGCGGCGTCGCTGCAGGCGATGCAGAACGACGTCGACAAGTGGGGCACTGACTCGGCGAAGTCGGCGAAGCAGGGTGCAGACGACACGATCACGGGCGTCGCCGGGGCGATCGCCGACGGAGAGCCGAAGGTCGACGCGGCCGCGACGGCGGCGATCAAGGTGCCGATCGTCACCGCGGCCGACAAGGCGAAGAAGGATGCCGTCGTGAAGGCTCGCGAGACTCCGGGGGCTATCGCGGCGGCGATCGCTGCCGGGCGCGACGCCGTAGCTTCGGGAGCGGACACGCTGAAGCAGGCGTTCAAGGATCACATCAGCCCGACGAAGGAGATCGCGCAGCTTGAAGGCGACCTGACCGGGAAGCTGATGCGGAAGGGCCTGAAGTCGAACGACCCGATCATCCGGGGCGCGGCGCAACAGTGGAAGGCCGATATCGAAGCTCGGCTGACGGATCTCCGGCAGGGCGTCGGGCCGACCGCGCTGAAGACGGGGCAGAACTACGCCGACTCGCTGGAAAACAAGAAGAAGCAGATCTCGGCCGCGGCGAAGAACGCCGTCAGCGGCGTCGACGACCACTTGAAGCTGCCGGACGCGAAGACGTGGGGCAAGCACGCCGGGCAACAGTGGGCCGACGGGCTCGCGGCAATGGCCTATTACGCGGCGAAGGCGGCGAAGGAATACGCGAACGGGGCCCGCGGCGCTCTGGAGTTCACCGTCCCGAAGGAAGGGCCCCTGCGCGGCATGAGTACGTGGGGGCAGCACGCCGGTCAGTCGTGGGCCGAAGGCTTCGCGTCGCAGGCCGACTACCTGAAGACGAAGGTCGCGAGCTACGCGGCGGGCGGCTTCGCGACGGCCCCGGCGTTCGGCGCTCCCCCGGTCATCCCGGATATCGACGTCGCTCGGGCGATCGCTCCGGCCGTCTCGAACTCGAACTCGAACGTCAGTCAGATCTCGATCGGCGATATCGTCGTTCCGGTCAGCTTCACCGGCCCGGCCCCGTCGACGGCCGCAGGCATCCGGGATCTCGGGCGATCGCTCGGCGAAGAGATCCGGCTGACGCTCGTGCGGACGCCCGATATCTTCCCGGTGCGCGGGGGATGACAGCCCGGAACCTAGACGAGATCGCGATCGCGCTGCAGACGGCTCGCGGCTCAGTCGCGTCGTCGTCGACGCAGCGGACCTACAGCGTCAGTGATGCCTTCGGGCCGACGTTCGGGCTGAACGACAACCCGGAGCTTCGGACGGGCCGCATCGGCGGCGCTCCGTGGCGGAACGCGACCGGGGGACAGGGCGACGTCGTCGCGATCGTCCGGCCGAAGATGATCGGGCTCCTGCTCTACGCGGCGCTCGGGGCGAAGGCCGTGTCGGGCGCGGCGGATCCGTGGACGCACACATTCACGCTGGCGGCTTCGCTGCCGTGGCTGACGGCATGGCACCACTTCGGGGAGATCTCCGACGTGCGCTACGCGGACGCCCGGATCTCGAGGCTCGTCATCGCGAGCCGGTCCGGCGCTCAGGTCGTCGCCTACGTTTCGCTCTGCGCGGCGTCAGCGGCCTTCAGGACGGCGAAAGAGACGACGGTGGCCGTAGAGCAGGCTGACTACTTCGAGCACCGCCACGGGGCGTCTGCGCTCCTTGTGGAAGGTTCGAGCTTCTCGTCGATCTCCGACTGGACCCTGACGATCGACACGGGCGTCGCGCTCGAACAGTCGCTCGCCGGTCCGATGCCCCGACTCGCCGGGCTCGCGAAGATCTCCCTGACGATCGGGCACGTCGTCACCGACGCGGCGCTCTGGAACCGGATGATCTTCGGATCCGCGAGCCCGACGAACCTGCAGGCTCCGTCGACCGGCCCGCTGACACTGGCGGGCTCGCCGGTCGGTGTGCAGTTCAAGCTGACCGAGCAGTCGAGCCCGGAACGGTCGCTGCAGATCGCGCTGCCGCAGCTTGCGCTAGGGCCGATGGACGGCTTCGCGCCGGTCACGGGGGCGGGCCCGATCGCCGTGAAGACGACCCTGCTCGCCTATGCTCCTTCGAGCGGCTCGCCGATCACGGCAACGCTGAAGAACTCGCAGTCGGCATACTGACGTCATGGCATGGGTGCTCACGGACGTCACGACGGCCGTCAACCTGACGGCGGAAACTGACGCTTCGAGCGTCAATATCGCGCACCGGGCCTACGCCGAGACGTCCCGGCTGACCGCGAAGATCCTTGACGAAGCGGGCAGCCTGACGATCGCCGTCGATCACGAGATCCTCCTGACCGACGGCGGCGTGACCGCCTTCGCGGGCGATATCCGGGTCTGCCGGAAGGCCGACCGCGGCGTCTCGACGCAGCGGGTGTACGGGATCGAGGCTGTCGACTACACCGGGCGACTCGGCGACGACGTCGTCGACAGCACGACCGGGATCCGGGCGAACGGCGAGAGCGACAAGGCGCGTATCGCCGCGGTCGGGGCGGCGTTCGGGACGCGGGGGGTCGTCTACAGCGGCGCGACGATCATCCAGCTTCGAGCGGTCATGCCCGATCAGGACTTCCGGGGCCTGAACCTGCATCAAGTGATGACGCAGATCTGTGCTGTCACGGGTGGAAGCTTCTACGTCGACTTCACGAAGGTGCTGCACTACTTCAACAGCGAGGCGATTAGCGCACCGTTCGGGCTGTCGGACAATCCGAACGGCTCGACGACGTTCGGCTACGAAGACTTCTCGCTCGCCGATGACACCGCGCAGTACGTCAATGCCGTCTACGTTCAGGGCACGGGTATCGCCGATTGGCGGCCGTCGGCGGCGGCTGTCGCGACCCTCCGGTCGGCGGGGACTCTCCGGGCGACGACCGTCAACGATCCGGAGATCACGACCGCGACCGATCTCGCGGCGGTCGGCGACGCTCTGCTCGCGCAGTACGGGGCGATCCGGCAGCCGTCGTCACTCGTCACCTACACGCCGGGACTGCGGGCCGGTCAGAACGTGCAGATCACGCACGCCGGGTGGTCGATCTCGGCCGTCACCTACCGGGTCGCGAGCATCGAAGCGATCCCGATCGACGCGAACCGGATCAGGTATCAAGTCTTCTTCGGCGCGAACCCGCTGTCGCTCGGCGATCTCCTGCGTCAGCAGTCGTTGAGTATCGCCGAAGCCTATCTGCAGGGCGCGACCGCGAACGGCGGGCTACAGCAGGTGCTCGACCTGTCGACGGGCGGCGCGAACCTTGTGCCGAACTCGTCCTTCGAGGATGGGTCGGCATGGGTGGTCGGCTCCGGCTGGACGATCGACTTCGTGGTCGCTGACGCCTATCAGGGGGCATCGGAAGCCCGGCTCGTGCTGGCGGCGGCGACGGGCGGGATCCTGCAGACGCCGTTCATCACGGTCGACCGGCTCGATAGCTATTGGGCGTCGGCGTGGATCTTCTGCCGGGCCCGGACGGCGGGCCTGATGCGGGCCTACGTCGTCGAGTACAACGCGGCGAACGCGGTGCTCGCGACGACGCAGCTTGGAAGCTTCGCGGCGGCCGGTGCCGGATGGGTGCGCGTATCGAAGAAGTTCGAGAACGCGGCCGATCTCGGGGCCGTGACATGGCAGGCGACGACGGCGAAGGTCCGGGTCCTCTTCGACACGAACGGCGCGTCGGCGACCGGGACGTGGTCGGTCGACGGCGTGCAGCTAGAGCGAGGGAACCTGCTCACGGCTTACGGCCCGAGCCCCTACGAACTGTATGCCGGTCAGGTCGGCACGACGCAGATCGCCGACGACGCGGTCACGACGCCGAAGCTGATCGCGAATGCGGTCGCGGCCGGGAAGATCGCGGCGAACGCCGTCACGGCGGCAGAGATCGCGGCGAACGCCGTCACGGCCGACAAGATTGCCGCTCAGAGTGTCCACATCTACAACATGGCGACCCCCGTCGGGAACTTCGCCCCGAACGGCGACTTCGAGGATATCTCGGCCGGGGCCGTCGGCGTCAACGGCGTCGCCGTGCGCGGGTGGGGGACGCTTCACGCAGCGGCTCGACTGCGCGGCGATAACTTCAAGTACGGGATGACGTCGCTAGAGTTCGTCAGGCCGGGCTCGACGACCGCGCTCGATCAGCGGTCGATGATGGTCCCGGTGCAGGGTGGTCGCCGCATCATCGTTCGCGGGTGGGTCCGCGGGACGGCCGGAAACAACGCGGCGTCGGCGGTCCTGATCGCGACCGAAGCTTTCAAGTCGGATCTCTCGGCCGCTTCGACCGCGAACCCGACGAACTCAGGCAGCATCGTCGTCGGTGTGAGCACGACATGGACCGAAGTCGTCAGGTCCGGTGCCACGAGTTCGGACACCGCCTTCGTCCGGGTGCTGCTCCGGCAGGTGGGTGCCGTCGGCGGCACGACCGACGCCGTGCGCTTCGACTCGATCGAGGTCTACTACGCCGACGACGACATCATCCAGTCGGCGGGCGACGTCGTGATCGACACGAACGGGATCGCGATCACGAACGGCAAGCTCGTCGTCACGAACCCGAGCGCGACGGTCATCATCGACGGCACGAGCGATATCTTCAAGATCATCGCGACCGGGACACTCGTCGTCTCGGGCGTCAACGGCTCCGGGCCGTTCGGCGGCATGGGAACGACGGGCGTCAATCTGGCGACCGGGCTCACCTACCGGCCGCAGGTCATCGGCATGTTCGACGACACGACGCGATACCCCGGCGAGGCGATCCTGATGCCTGTCCCGAATGCGAACATGGACAACGGCGCGGTCGGCTCCGGCGAGTGGGTCGACAACGACCTTCTCACGAGCAAGGTCTACCTGACGAACCTGACACAGATCCGCGAGCGATGGGAGACACGATACGATCGCTCCGGGAGCAGTTCGACGTACCGTTACTACCTTCTCTTGGAGATCGCTTTCTGATGCTCGGGATGCTGCTCGCTTACAACGACGCGGGCGACGTGATCGCGACGCTCGACTATCTCGTCAATCACGACGACGACGGCACCGTCCGCGGGCTCGTCGACTTCGTCGCGCACGAGGAAGCGGGCGGCGAAATGCTCGACGTCTGGAAGCTCTTCGGCGAGCAGGTCGAGAACGGCGTCGGCGTGCCGTGGGAAGCGAAGGGCTCGAAGACGTGGCCGGAGTGGATCGGCGCGAAGGCGCACGAGTTCCGCGTCGAGCTTGCGGGCCCGGCCGGAAAGAAGCGCATCGCCGCGCTCGTTCACAAGGTCAGCGGGCACCGTCGAGAGCGTGCGGCCGTCGAGTCGGAGATCGCGACGCGGATCGCGGCGAAGAAGGCCGAAGCTCACGAGCAGGGCGAGCAGTCGCGGGCTGCTCAGAGAGCCGACCTGAAGGCCGCACGGGACGCGCTGAAGCAGGAGCTTCGGGAGGTCGGCGAGCCGGTCGCTCTCGTCGAGCTATACCTGCCGGACGTCCCGGAGCCTGCCGACCCGGAGCCGGAGCCGGTCGATATCCGGGATCTCGTCGGCGGCCCGAACCGGCCGCTCATGCTCGACGACGACGGGCGCACGAAGCCCCGGACGAAGTCGGAGCCGCTGAACGTCCCGCTCGTGAGCATCGGCCCCACGGGATGACGTTCTTCTGGTCGAGCGTCTACGCAGCGGCCGACGTCGTCCCGTCGGAGTTCCTCGGCCCGACGGCGGCGCTCGCCGTGGCGCTCGTGGCCGTGGGCGTGCTCTGGCGCGAGGATCGCAAGAGCGGCGCGGCCCGGATCGCCGACAAGGATCTGCAGATCGCCGACTTGAAGGCCGACCGGGACTTGAACAGGGACGGGTGGAAGGCGCAGACTGACGCGAACGCGAAGCTCGCCGAAGCATGGGAAGCGCGTAACCGTGCTGAAGACGGGCGGCGGCGTGGAACGGATCGGGGATGAACCTAATCGACCGCCTGCTAGGGCGGGGGGATGATGAAGCCGTGCCTGACACGGGAGAGACTGTGCGGATCGACGAGGATAGGGAACTCTTGCGGAAGCACGAGGCGACGCTGAAGGCGGTCGACCGGGTGCTGACCGACTCTCAGCACCGGGTCGCAGCCGCGATCAACGAGACAGGGCAGGCGCTCGAACTGCACCCGCATCGACCGCGGCCGCGGACGTGGTAAACAACGAGGCGATCGTCCCGACGCTCATCTTCGCCTTCTTCTTCTTGTGGGGCGTCCGCTCGTCGTGGTGGCTGACGTCGACGTACCGGGCGGTCGCTCCGCTCATCCTCCCGAACCGGCGAGCGATCGGGCTCGCCTTCGTGGTCATCGCTTGGGCGGTCACGGTCGTCGCCGGGTGGCTCGGCTTCACGTCGCTCCGTCGGCTGCTCGGGATGGATCCGCTCGATTGGGGCCCGTTCATCGGCTACGTTCTGGCGCTGCCGGTCCTGACGATCCCGGCCTACCTGAAACGGACGTGGATGCGGATCGGTGCCACCGAAGGAGCGACCGACGCTCTCGGGCGGATCGAGAAGCTTCTGCGCCGGAATAACGCGGTCACGGAAGAGGCGAACGCGAAGCTCGACGATGCCCGCAGGATCGGCGAGGTCGTCGATCACACGGCGCAGCAGGTCGACGAGATCCACGACGCGACCCTGCCGCGAGACTTGACGCCGTGACGTTCATCCCGGAGATCTGCAGCGAGCGCGAGCCTGACTCGTCGTGGGAAGACTGCACTTGGGCGACCGGCGTCATGCTCGCGAACTTCATGCTCGGCGAAGAGCGGATCCCGACGACCCGCGACGAGTACGAGAGCCTGCGCTTCGACGCGACCGGCGTCCGCGAGGGTCACGGCGACGGCTCGAACTACGGCGAGCTAGAGACGGGCCTGCGGCGGCGGTATCACTTCCCGGTGGTCCGGCGGGGGAACGGATGGGAAGCGGCGCTCGAAGCGGCCCCGGTCGGCTCGGCGATCGCGCTGCAGGTGAAGTATGGCGCTCTCGTGGCGCACCTTCGGATCACCGGCTTTCTCGGGACGCACTCGTTCCTCTGGATCCGCGATCAGCCCGACTCGGGCCTTCTGCTCGATCCACTGGCCGTCAAGGGCTCGGCACCGCGCCGGGCGACGAACGCCGAGATCAAGGCCGCCTTCATCGCTCTCGGGTGGGAGTGGATCGCAGCACACGAACGGGAGGCATACGACGACACCATGTTCACTCTCAGCCTAGATCGCTGGAAGGTCCCGGCCGGGCTCGGCATCTTCGATGCCCCGAACGGCACGCAAGTCTCGAAGTTCTCGAAGCCCGCGACCGTCACGACCGTCGGGATCCCGAACGGGCACACGGCCGACGGCATCATTCACGGCGGCTGGCGGGCCGTTCTCGTGTCGACAGGGGCACTCGACGGGAAGCTCGCGCCGAAGGTCTGCTACGTCAAGATGGGCGGCACCGGCACGAGCCGGATCGCCACTGACGCGGCGTGGGATGCGACCGTGCTGAAGGCGCTCTCGGATCCGACCTTCCGCGGGGAGGCGGTCATCCATGCCGAAGCTGCGGAGCTTGCCGCGGCAACGAAGGCCGGTCGACTGGCCGGGCTCACGGACGCCGACAAGGCGATCGAGACACTGAAGGGAGTCTGACCATGCCGGTCGAACAGTTCCGCGGCTACGTCGCCGCGATCGTCGCTGCTCTGTGCGTCGTCGGCGGCGGGGCCGCGCTGATCTATCTGTGGCAGCTTCCCCCGGTGGATCCGCCACGCGAACTCACCCTGATCTACGGCCTGATCGGCAGCCTGATCGGAGCGGGAACGACGTTCCTCTTCGTGTCCGAAGGCGCGAGCCGGGCGACGAACGCGGCTGAACGGAGCTTCGCTTCCGGGTCGGTGGCCGGGGCCGCTGCGCCGGAGCAGGTCACGACGGTCACTCCTTCTTCGACGACGATCGCCACGGGAGCGAGCCCGAACATGAACGTCGGCGCTGAACCGGGCGGGCCGCCACCGGCACCGCTCGACGACGCTGCAGGCGTCGACCCCTTGTAAGCCCCTCCTGCCGTCGACTCAGCGGCAGGCAGACGGAGAGCCCGGTCCCCCACGAGCCGGGCTCTCCGTCGTTTCTAGGGGCCCTAGCGGGGCAGCTTCACCTTCTTCGCGGCCGACTCCGGCCGGTCTTTCACGCTCAGTCAGGCTAGGACTTGACAGGTCCGGAAGCTTCGGGTAGCTTTCTTGCATACCCCGACGGACGGGGCTCGACGGAAGGAGATCCGCAATGCAGATCGAGAAGCTCACCGCATGGATCGACAATCAGGTCGCAATGGCGAAGGCCGACGTCGAGACGATGCTTGACACCGTCGACCGGCACGACTGCCGCGACTGCCGCGACACGCTCCGCAACAAGCGCGTTCGGCTTCAGACTCTCGAAGAAGTTCAGAAGGCGGCCGCACGATGAACGCACACGGGATCGAGATCGCCGCTCTCGTCAAGGGCGACGTCGTCGTCGTCGAAGACGGGCTCGGGTATCAGGAAGAGCGGCTCGTGGTCCGCGTCGTCGACACCGACGGCGCTCGGGGCGGGCTCGTCGACACGCAGCGCGTCGGCGGCCGGTACTCGCGCTCGAACGGCTTCCGCTTCGGCGATCAGATCGTCGAAGTTCAGCGAATGGCGGCCCCCCGATGAACGGCCCGATCGTCTGGACGAAGGTCGGCTCGGGCTACGATATCGAGCACGTCGCCACGGTCGACGGGAAGAAGATCGCGTCGGCTTACAAGGGCGGCGTCGCAGGCTACCCGTGGTCGTGCTCGATGCCCGGCTCGAAGATCTTCCCGGCGCACACGCTCGGGAATATCAAGGAGCAGGTCGCGCTCGCGTGGGAGCGTCGTTTCTTCGCTCCGGACGCTCTCGAAGTCAGTCTCTCGAAGTCTGACGCGGCGCACCGGACCGTCGAGCAGAACGCGGCCTTCAATCGTGATCTCTCGACGTGGGCCGAGAGCATGGCGACGAAGGGCTACACGATCGTCCCGGATCCCGACGCCGGGCCCGGCACGATGTACTGGCGGGCGAAGCGATGAGCGGCAAGCACACGCACCGACCGGAGCCCGTCTCTCGTCTCGGGCGTCGTCCCGGCACGTTCACCTGCGCTGTCTGCGGGAAGGCGATCGTCTGGATCCCGCAGCTACCGAACCGTCAGGGTCATTGGAGGGCGGCATGACCGAAGCGTATGTCGGGTGGTACGGCAAGGCTCGCCGTCAGGATTGGGGCACACCGCGGGCTCTCTTCGAGGGCCTGAACCGTGAGTATCTCTTCGATCTCGACGGCGCGGCCGACGTCGGCTCGACGCTCCTGCCGGATGCGTCGACGCCTGAAGCTCCGATCCCGTGGGAGGGGCGGCGCGTCTTCTGTAACCCGCCGTGGTCGACGATCCCGCCGTTCATCGAACTGGCGGCGACGGCCGATCTCGCCGTCCTGCTCGTTCCGGCCCGGACTAACTCACGGTGGTTCCACCGGGCACTCGCGCTCGGGGCGACCGTGCGCTTCTTCGAGGGGCGGCCGTCATTCACCCGCGACGGCGTCGTCGGCACGGCTCATCGCCAGAACTCGCCGGTCGACTGCATCTTTCTCGTCTTTCAGAAGCTTCGGGGTTGACAAGACAGGGGCTTCTGAACTAATGTCAGCACACGGACCCGGACGGACCGGGGACACACGAAGGAGATCAGGCATGAAGACTCAGGCAGTCGGCACCGGGCCGAACATCGCGGTCGCAGCACGCGACCTTCCGTTCTTGAAGTACCGCGTCGCTGACGTGGTCCGCTCGGACGCGGAGCTTCTCAGCGTCGAAGGGGCTCTCACCGCTCTCGGGCTCGACTTCGAGGTCGAACGCCGAAACACGTACACGACGAACGCGAAGGGGCATCGGATGACGATCCCCGATATGTTCGCGAACGTCCGCACGGACAACGAAGAGGTCCTCGGCGTCGTCGGCAACCGGCACCAGATCGTGCAGAACCGGACGGCTCTCGGGCTCGGGAACGTCCTGCTCGACAGCGGCGACGCTTCGATCGAGTCGGGATGGGCGCTTCGCGGCGGCCGTCAGTCCGGCATCACTCTCCGGATCCCGAGCGCGGATATCGCCGTGCCGGGTGACGGCGGCGGCTTCCTGCAGATGTTCCTGCTCCTGCAGAACTCTCACGACGGGAACTCGTCGGTCACGGGTCACGTCGGCCCGGTCCGGATCGCCTGCACGAACATGGTCCGGCTCTTCATCCGGTCGGCCGTGTCGAGCTTCAAGATCCGGCACACGAGCGGCGTCGAAGGCAAGGTCGCGGCCATGCGCGACTCGCTCGGGATGACGTTCCGCTACAAGATCGCGGCCGAAGCCGAGATCGACAAGCTGATGAACACGACGCTCGTCGAGTCTCAGGTCGACGCGATCCTGAAGGCCGCCTTCCCGATCAAGGAAGACGCGAGCGACGCGCAGCGAGAGAACTCGATCCAGTTCGAGCTTCTGCGGAACTGGCAGTCGAGCGACACGATCGCTGACGTCCGCGAGACGGGATGGGGGCTCGTCAACGCCGTCAACGAATACTTCGAGCATCTTCAGCCGGTCAGGACGCGCACGTTCGACCGCGACAGCGTCCGGGGGATCTCGATCCTTCAGGGCACCGCCTATCAGGCAACGAACCGGATCCGCGACGCGATCGTCGCCGCGGCATAATCGCCGGGAGCACCACGGCGTTGCAGCTACACGGGGCCGGGCCTTCGGGTCCGGCCTTCGTGTGTCAAGAAGGGGCTTGACAGGGGTCAGGCTCAGGGCTTACTATTCTCTCAACGGCGACGGACGCCGGAGCACACGAAGGAGATCGAGCATGAAGCACTACGCAGAGCCCGGCCCGCATCGCGCAACGGCGTGCGGGAAGGTCGTGCCGGAGACGAAGCGGACGATGGTCCGCGAGGAAGTCACCTGCACGGCCTGCCGGAAGGGTCGGGGCTTCTGATGATCGTCAACGAAGAGCACGAGATCGGATGCCCGGCCCGCTACGGCGACGGCGACTGCGACGAGTCACCGGAGCGTCGGGCTGATATCGCTCGCGAAGAGCGCGACAGCGAACGTCGGGCGAAGGATCTCGACGATCGCGCCGAAGCGGTCCTGTCCGGGCTCGCCGAGCGCGGCTACCGGGTCGTCGACAAGCTGACCCCCGACGACGATCGGGCGCTCGCGCTGAAGCGTCTCGGGCTCACCTACGGGCTCGACACTCCGGCCGGGGCGGGCGATGACGTCGAAGCCTTCCGGGGGTGACGCGGCCGTACCGGGTGCGACCGTACATTCACCCGGACCTATCCGAGCCGGGCAGGCGGCCGATGCTCGACAGCTACCCGGAGCCGCAGGGGCTTCCTGAAGCCGATCTCTTCCGGGGCTACCCGGTCAGGATCGCGCCAGAGCCCGAGAAACGGCCGCTGACGGTCTATTACGACGAAGACGGGCTCGCAGTCGGCGAGCCGATAACGAAGGGCAGGACGGGCAGGAAATGATCGACGGAAAGAAGCTACGGGCGTTCCGCGAGAAGCGCGGCGTCACTCAGGCGCAGCTAGCGAAGGAACTCGGGATCACGAAGCAGTCGATCACCGCGAAGGAGCGCGGCGGCAACGGGCCCGACGCTGCAGAGGCGTATCTGAACGCCTGCCTGAAGCTCTCGGGGCGGCGCGAGACGGTGCGCCTGAACATCGCGCTCGACTATCCGATGGGAGGGATGCGCACCGATCTGCTCCCGGATCTCTTGGAAGTGATCTCGTGACAGGCAAGCTGTCACGGCCGCCTGACAACATCGTCGACAGCTACCCGGACGTCTGCCCGAAGTGCGGAGCGACGCTCGGGCTCCGGCGCACGTTGCCGGACTCTGTCAGGAGTCACTTCGAGCGGGCTCACCCGAAGTCGATCGGGACGGCCCGGTATCAGAACGGGCCGGTTCTCTTCGACTTCGGCTTCGTGGGCCCCGTCTCGGGCGTCACCCGTCGACGCTGGTGGGTCGTCTCGTTCGCGTGGCCGTTCGGGCTCGTGACGATCGCCCCGGACGAATGGACAATCGTATGGGCCGATCGGACGGACCCGACAGAAGGAGTTCCCGGATGAGGATGAAGAGGGTCATCGCGGCCCCGAAGCTGCGGTATCAGGGCGGCGATCAGGCGCACAAGCTGCCGACGTTCGACGGCGTCATCGCCCGGAGCATGGCGCGAAGGATCAACGGGCTCTACTCGCTCGCCGACGACGCCGACGACCGACCGATCATCCGCGATCAGAAGCGTGTCATGCGTCAGGCTCAGGCCGACACGCTCGCGAACCTGCGGAAGCCACTCCGATGACCGACGTCCGGCCGCAGGAGTGGTACGACGAGCGTCGGACCTACATCGGGGCGTCGCAGGCCGCGGACGCGCTCGGGCTGTCGCCGTGGGGCGACCCGATCGGCGTGTGGGAAGAGAAGGTCGGCGAAGCTGCACCACGGAACGAAAGCTTCCGTATGCGGATGGGTTCGCTGATCGAGCCGATCATCGGGAAGCTCGCCGCGGAGCACCTGACGGAGATCTCCGGCCTGCAGCCCCCCCATGCGGTCCGGCTGCACCGGGTCACGGGGCCGGTCAGGCACCCCGATCACCCGTTCATCGCGTCGAACCCGGACTTCCGGATCGTCGGCCTGCCGGGCGTCCGCGGGCTCGTGCAGGCGAAGTACAAGCTCGACGGTATCCCGTGGGGCGAGCCGGACGATGCCGGGCTCGGGCTCGGGATCCCGCTGCACTACCGTATTCAGGGATGGGGTGAACTCCTGACGACCGGGGCCGACGTCGTCTTCTTCGCGGTGCTCGACCCCCGGACGGGGCTCGGGCTCTGGCCGCTGGATCGCCGCGCCGGGGAGAACGAGCAGGCGATCGAGGATCTCCGGGCCGATCTCGTCGAGTTCTGGACGGAGTACGTCGAGAAGAAGATCCCGCCACCCCCGAGCGCGAAGAGCACCGATGCTCTGGCGCGACGGTTCCCGCGGGCGGCCGCGAAGGTCGGCAAGGTCGCTTCGGCCGAGCAGGAAGAGAAGCTGCGCGAACTGCTCGACGCCGTCGTCGCGAAGGATGAGGCCGCCGAACATTGGGAGCTTCTGAAGAACGAGGTCCGGGCGATGATCGGCACGGCCGACTACATCGAAGGGGCCGGGAAGCGGTTCCACTGGTCGAACGTCGGACTCGGCGAAGACGGCGAGCCGAAGACGAAGACGGTCGTCGAGTGGGAGCCGATCGCGAAGGCGTATCGTGCGATGCTCGACGGCGCGGTCGTCGACTCGAAGCAGAACGGCTCGTCTGTCTCGTGGGACGGCGAGAGCTACGTCGTCAAGATGAAGCCGCACGCGCTCGAAGCGATCGAGTCGCTATACACTCGCGAGGAAGTCGCCGAGCCGAGCCGACGGTTCACGATCGGCGAGATCAAGTAGCCGGACGGACCGGCAGAAGGAGTTCAGCTATGCCTAGTCGCACGCAGTCACGCACACAGAACCCGCAGGCGGCCCCGCCGAACGAAGAGCGCGGCGTCGTGCCGTTCGACGCGAAGGTCCGGGCGCGGGAGATCGAAGCGACGCTCGACGCTCGTCGCGGTCAGTTCCTCGCGCTACTCGGCGGCGACCCGAAGCTGACCGACCGCTTCCTGACGGTCGTGCTCGACGCCGTCGTTCGCTCTCGGGATCTGCTCGAAGCGGATCCGCTCTCGCTCCTGACGTCGGTCCGCACGGCGGCGACACTCGGGCTCGAACCGACGGGAGTTCTCGGCGACGGGGCGATCATCGCCCGGCGCGACCGCAATCAAGGCGGGAAGAAGATCGCCACGTTTCAGCCGATGTACCGCGGGCTGATGCGACTCGCCCGAAGCTCCGGACAGGTCGCGAGCATGGACGCAGCGATCGTGTACGAGAACGACGAGTTCGATATCACCCGCGGGACGGAGCCCCGGATCCTGCACCGACCGACGCTCGACGACGACATGGGCGGCGTGAAGGGAGCCTATGCCTTCGCGAAGCTGACGTCGGGCGAACTGATCGTTCGCTACTGGCCAACGTCGAAGCTCATACGGCATCGGGATCGCTTCGCGAAGGACTCGGCCTTCTGGAAGAACCACCCCGAGCCGATGATGATGAAGACGGTCGTTCACGACCTGATGAAGTACCTGCCGCTCGGGCACACGGCGTCAATGGCGGTCGCGGTCGACGAAGCCGTCGAGTTCGGCGAGCCGACCCCTCCCGCCGTCCTGTCCCGGACAGCCCGACGACTCGGGGCCGGGCAGGATCTCGACGACGACGGCGAGAAGGCCCCGGAGAGCCCCGAGAACGGCTCAGGACAGGCCGAGCCCCCGGAAGCTGCACCGACCGCCATGCACGTTGACAAGGGGGCGCAGGAGCCGAATACGGAGGGCACGGCCCGCGAGATCTGCGGCAAGCCCGGACCCGACAGGGACTCGCAGCTATGCGTCGCAGCACGCGGTCACGCCGGGACGCACGCCGACGGCAGGGGTGCGACATGGCTCTGACCGGACCGACCGACCCCGCGCTGCGGGCGGCGACGTCGTTCTTGGAAGACGTTGGGCGGCTTCCCGCCTACGACATCATGGGCGCTCCTGCCGTCCGCGTAGCCGACCTGTCAGCACTCGTTGAGCGGCATGTCGCCGGACTCCACGACCCGGACCATCATCACGTCTCCCGATCCCCTGACACCGAGACGCTACCCGACGGGCCGTTTCGAGACATCGAGGACCGCCCTGACACCGAGACGGCGGGAGAGGCGGGATGAGCGGCTTCACGCCGGAGCAGCTTCACGATATCGGCATGGCGATCGCTCAGGCCGAAGCCGCGATCTCGGCCGAGCCCGAAGCCTTCCACTACATCGACGATCACGCGCAGGTCGTCGGCGACGTCATCGTCATGGCGCTCGCGCAGAAGGGCTTCGTCGTGACGGCTGACGCGATCGCCGCGGCCGTCATCGTGTCGGAGCTTGAAGATGAGGCTCCGGGCGACCCGAAGCTTCTGTCGTGAAGTGGCTACTTCGGTTCCGGTGGCCGAGTGATCCAGCGAAGCAGCGGCAGCGGCACGAGCGGCTCTACGGGCACGAGGCGATCGGCGGCTCGCTGCCCCACGACTATATCTGTCGGGTGTGCTTCCGTAGCCTGCTCCGGCCATGATGCAGGAGTTCGACGGCCCGCACGACGACTGTCAGAACCCGGACGCGCACGTTCACCGGATCGTCGACCGGCGCGATCTCGAAGCCGGGCTCGCGGCGAAGGAGAGCGGCACCGAAGCCGTTCTCGCGGCGACCCCGGCCGAGTGGAAGAAGGCGTTCCGGATCGAAGCCGAGCGTCTCGCGGCGACCGGCCGGGAGTTCACGGCTGAAGACGTGACGGAGGTCGTCGGGCTCCCGGCGAGCGTCAACGCGATCGGCGCGGCGATGAACGCTCTCGCTCGGGCCGGGACGGTCGCACGGGTCGGCTCGACAATGGCGACCCGGTCACTCCGGCACGCTTCGCGCATCACGGTCTGGAAGGGCGTCCGGGTGCTACCGCGGGGCGTGCCGTCCGGGCCGCCGTGCTTCACCTGCGGGCGGCGTCCCGACTTCGCATACGACAACGGCTCACCGGGCTATCGGTGCCGACACGACAAGGGGCTATTCGATGATGATCCCGAAGCTACAGAAGCGGCCGAAGCGTAAGCGTCAGGTCACGCTGCTCGGGATCCCGGTCCCGATGGGCGAGCTACGCGAGTTCGTCTTCTGGCGCGACGGCGGCTGTCTCGCGAAGCGGTTCAGCCCCGGTCACGTCTGTCAGGGTGATCTGACGCTCGAACACGTCCTGAAGGTTCACGACGTCACAGACGGCCGTCAGGACAACGAGCGGCACACGGTCACGCTATGTCACGGGCTGAACGGGATCTCGATCGCGAGCATGGCGCTCCGGCAGAAGCTCCGCGATCACCTGCGGGCCTTGTACCCGGAGTGCGAGCGCGGCTAATATCTACCCGTCGACTCCACGGTCGGCGGATCTCGGGCTTCGGGCCGGGGCGACTAGAAGCGTTCCGGCCCGAATAACCCGCCTTCTAGGGGATCTGATGACGACACGGCGATCACCGCTCGGGACGTGGATCAAGGTCTACGTCTCGGCGCTCGACACGAAAGCTCACTACTCCGACGCTCAGTTCAGGGCGCTCGTCGAGATCTGGATGCACGCGGCTCGGCAGCCCGTCAGGGGCGTCTTCACTCACCGCTCCGCGATCGACAGGAAGGTCGGATCCGACAACGTCGACTTCCTGATCGAGCAGGGAGATATCGAACTGCTCCCGAACAGTTCCGTAGCAGTTCACAAGTGGGCCGATTATCAGTCGGGCGTCCTGTCAACGGAGCGTGGATCACGCTCAGAGAAGCCCGGTGGGGAACGTGTGGATAACAGTTCAGCAACGGCTCCCGAACAGTTCGCGAACAGTTCTCTTACGCGGGCGCGTGACGCGCTCTCCCCTCTACCCTCTAAGAACGTAGACGTAGAGAACGGAGTAGAGCCTGTCGCGGGCGCGAGCTACCCCGTCGAAGGATCCGACGAAGACGCGCTCGATCGGTACTACGCGCTGACAGGCAGCCGTCCGTGGGGCAAGCGGGTCGGCGAGTGGATCGGCGAGCTTCAGGCGAAGCACGGACTGACGCACGTCGTCGCGGCGCTCGAAGTCGAAGCGGCGGGCGGCCGCGAGAAGCTGATCGAGCGGGTCGCCGTCCGGCTCGAACGTCAGGCCGATCGGGTCGCGAAGGCCGAAGCCCGGAAGCCGAAGCCGGTCGACCCCCTGATCGCCGAGCAGAGAGCGGCCTACGCCGACCGCTACGGCCCCGAGACGGCCGATCTGCCCGTAGGCGACCCTGCGGCCGGTCGAGCGGCGTTCGAGGCTCTCCGTGGATCCTTCGGGGCTCGTGGGGGGCTTCCCGTCGGCGTCGGGTCTGTGCTACCGTCCCGGAAGAACGGTCAGGGGCAACCCCTGATGGACGCCGGTATGTCGGGTTCGACGGCACCGGCTCGCGGCCCGGAGAGAGGTACTCCTTCCCCCCGGAGTTCTGCGGTCCGTCCATCTTCGAGCGGGCCGTTCAAGAAAGCTTCGACGGACGAAGCTGCAGCGAAGGAGAAGTCGTGAACGAGATCAACCGACGGAGCTTCCTTGTCGGCGCGGCGGGCGTCGTGGGTGTCATCACCTGCGCTGCGGCCCCGAGCGGCAAGGGCAAGCCTTCCCCGAAGCCGACACCGACCCCCACGGCAACGCCGACACCCGTCCCGACGCCGTCCGGCATCCCGTCGACGGTCCGCTTCGGCACTCTGGCGAGCGATCCGGCGCGGGCCGGGCAGGAGTTCACGGCCGGGCTCCGGCTGGCCGGGCACGAGACGTATTGGGACCGGCTCGAAAGCAGCGACGGCGTCTTCGGCAGCTTCGACGGCGTCAAGGCCGATCACGACGCCTTCCTGAACGCCGGGCTCGCGCTGCAGCTAGAGCCGGGGATCCACTACGCCCCGAGCTACGTCAAGGGCCTGCCGAACGGGCGCTTCGTCAATCAGTTCGGGCAGGTCGGCGGGCCGCCGAATATGACGTGGTCGCCCGACGTCCGGGGCCGTGTCGAGCGGTTCGTGACGAAGCTCGCGGCCGCCGTCGACCTGTCGACCTACGCGGCGATCCGGATCGGCGGCGGCGGCACCGTCGAGACGCTCTACCCGGCGCACAACGCGGGCGGCACGGCTAACGGCTATTGGGCCTTCGACGCTCTGGCGCAGGCCGCCTGTCCGTTCCCCGGCCTGAAGCCGGGCGACACGTCGACCCATTGGGCCGAGTGGTACGGGTGGTATCTCGACGCTCTCGTCGACGAAGTGCTCTGGAAGATCGACCTGTACCGCTCGCTCGGGTTCGGGGGACGCTTCCACGTCCTGATGCCGGGCTCCGGCGCACGGCCGTCGACGGTGTCGAGCGCGATCGCGAACCGGATGACGATCTACGGCGACGTCATGGCGCGGGGCGCTGCGTGGCACGAGATCGCGAGGCGGCTGACGCCGGTCGGCTTCGTCGACGCCTACTGCTCGTCGGCCGCTGAAGGGGCTGTCGCCGACTACACGCAGCCCGGCGATCAGTCGCTCACTGTCGCGGATCCGGCGCTGAACTCGTGGTCGTCGATGCGCTGGCTCGCCTTCCTCGCGGGTCAGTACGGGCTCGGAGCTTCGGGGGAGAACCCCGGCTATCCGGCCGGTTCCTACGGCCGGGCGATGATGCACGCTCTCGTCACGCAGGCGAAGGTCGCCGGGTGGACGGCGGCGATGTGGGCGCACGATCGCAACCTGTACGACGGCACCGGCCCGACTCTGGCCGACTACAGCACGGAGATCTCGTGACATGGCAGTCATCGGGATCGACCGCAAGTGCCGACGGTGCGGGAAGTGGCACTACTTCAAGAACGGCGTCGACGCGAACCGGGATCGCTGCCCGGAGTGCGGGGCCGAATACGGGCACGTCGAACTAGGGCTCGACGCGACTCGCTTCGCCGGACCGAAGCCGAAGCTTCCGAAGGCGCTGCAGATGCAGGCGACGAAGCTCCCGAAGCCGAAGCCCGGCGAGTACGGGGGCGACTGATGTTCGAGAGCGAGCCGGTCGCAGCCCGGATCCATCAGGCGATCCAGATCGAGATACTCGGCTGGCCGCCGTCGGCGAACGCCCGGCCGGGCAACCCGCACGAGCGGGCCCGGATCACCGCGGAATGGCGATCGACGTCGCGCATCCTCGCGAATGAACACCTGCGCTCGTGGGATCGCCGACACGCGCAGAAGTGGGAGCCCCTGAAGGTCGCGACGATGATCGTGACGTTCGTCCTGCCGACGAAGGGCCGCCACGATTGGGACAATCTCGTCTCGATGCTGAAGCCCCTGCTCGACGGGATCGTCGACGCGAAGGTCGTCGTCGACGACTCGATCTATGCGCTGCCGCACGTCTACACGGAGTTCGAGTACCGCAAGGGCGTCAAGGCGATCCGGTTCGAGATCTCGGAGCCCGTCGAATGAACGCCTACGTCAACGATGAAGGCGACGTCTGGATCCCGAAGGGCTCGGGCCCGTGGCCGAAGATCCTGCGCGAAGCTCGGGGGATGCTCGACATGATCGCGGACCCCGGCCCGATGGAGTATCTCGGCGTCACCGAAGTCAGGGTCAGCGACGAGCACGACGCCGACGGGCTGCACCACGACGACGACGGGTGTGCCGACTCGCAGGATACGAGGCTAGAAGCTCCGGGCTTCGTGCCGTGTTGCCGGACGGAGCAGGGGCATCACTTTAGGGCGAAGGAACGATGAAGCACGTCGACAAGCTCGCGTTCGACGCGGCGCTCTCGGATATGTGGGCGACGACCGACGCCGACCCCGACGTGATCTTCGCCCGGCAGGGGCTCGCGATCGTGCCGATCGACAAGGTCAGAAATGCCGCCGTCGACGCGGAGCTTCTGTCCTTCTTCGTCGACGAACTGACCGGCGACGCCGGGCTCACCTGTCAGGTCAAGGAGCGGATCAACGGGCCGGAGTTCACGGCAATCGACGTCGAAGATATCCGGCGCTTCGCAGACGACTTCTTCGATGAGTGAGCCCGAAGTCGTCGAGACGTGGCACGTCGAACTCGTGCCGCTCGCGACCCTGAACCTGCACCCCCGGAACTACCGCGATCACGACGTCGGGGCGATTGCCGAGAGCCTGAAGCGGTGGGGCCCGTGGCGGGCGCTCGTGGTGCAGCGAAGCTCGAACACGATCCTCGTCGGCAACGGCGAAGCGAAGGCGTTCGACCTGCTCGGAGTCGAGAAGGTGCCGGTCCGGTGGGTCGACGTCGACGACGCGAACGCGCTCGCGATCCTGCTCGCCGATAACTGGATCCCGAGCCGGGGCCGCAACATGGACCCTGAGCTACTCGAAGTCATGCAGGAGCTTCGGGAAGAGCGGGAACTCTTCAGCGCGGCCGGGGCCGACGACGACGATCTCGACGCGCTCGAACGGGAAGTCGCCGATCTCGACCGACCGCTGAAGCTCGACAGCCGGAAGATGAGCCCGAAGAAGGGCCTGAAGATCACCTGCCCGGAGTGCGGGCACAAGTTCGAGACAGGAGCAAAGAAGTGAGCGACGAGACACCGCTGAACCCCGACGGCGTGCCGGGCAAGCTGACGACCGAAGCCGAAGACGTTTCACCCGTCAACGGGCGACCGTTCGAGCCCGGCGAGCCCGGCTACGTCGACCCGGTCGATCAGGCGATCGCCGCGACGGAGCCGGAAGGCGAGCACCACTGGACGGCCGACTTCACGTTCGACAAGGACGGCTCGACGATGCGGCTGAAGGTGCCGATCGACTTCGACAGCGACAAGTTCGAGACGGCCGTCGTGCTTCTGGCGCAGCTTCGCGTCGCATCGGATCAGCGCAAGGCGGCGATGAACCCGATCATCACGGCCCCGAAGCCCCCGACGCTCGTCGCGCTCGACGGTCGGCCGATCGCGAGCCGGAAGCCCGACTGATGGACCGGCCCGAGCCCGGCGACAAGGTCATCGTCACGGGCGGGCGCTACCGCAAGGCGACCGGCACGCTCGTCGAGTCAGTGACGCTCCGGGGCCCGAGCGGGGCGCTGTACCGCTTCGCGATCGTCAAGCGGCCGCGGGCCGGGAATACGGTCGTCTTCGAGCACGAGGTCGCGAAGGCATGAACCTGAAGACAGCTATGAGCGTCGCGACGGTCTTCGTGCTCGCCGTTCTGACGTTCCTCGCGTGGCTCGTCGCTCACTTCAGCGAGAAGTGGGGCAACCGGATCGCGATCCTCGCGTTCATCGCGCTCTTTCAGGGCACGCTAACGGTCCTGATGATGCCGGACCGATGATGACGATCGTCCGGGCCTACCGCTTCGCCTGCGATTGGGCGGCGTGCTGGCAGTCGCTCACGCTGCACGGGCAGGCGTCAGCCGACGACGCGAAGGAGAAGGCGCGGATGCAGGGCTGGACGATCTCGAAGGTGCGCGGCACCCCGGACCGGGTTCGCTGCCCGAGACACGCCTACGCCTTCGTCCGGAAGCCGACAGGTCGGCCGAAGAGGCGGGTCGCATGAAGCGTCTCGGGCTCGGCGCGAGGGAGCGCGACAAGCTGCACGCGACCGCCGTCCGAAACCTTGTCAGGGCGGCCGCGGCGCTCGATAGCTACGAGCCGAACGGGCTCGCTCTGGCGCTGTATTCGACGGGCCGGGCGCTCTACGCGATCGCGCAGCTTGACACCGACGAGTCAGCGAAAGACACGGTACTCAGGGCGCTCGAAGCGCAGGCTCGACGATGATCCCGACCCTGACCGCCTACGAAGCTCAGGCTGTCCGCGACGCCGTGAAGGAAGCTTCAGCGAAGGCGAAGGCGCACCGGGAGCGATGGGCGGTCGGCCGGACGCACGCGACCCCGAGCGGCGACACGGCTCTCGTCGGCTGGCAGGGGCTCGTCGAAGGGGACGCCGCTGACGTCTTCGTCGAGACGTTCCTGCTCGCGCTCCGGCGCTCGGGCGGGTTCCTGATGTTCTTCGAGTGATAGGCTCCCGCCATGACAGTGACAAACCTGCCGGTCGTGCAGGACGGCAAGCGCGGCCGACCGGAATATTCCGATGCCGTCAAGCGTCGCATCCTCGCGGGGCTGAAGGGCGGCTACACCCGGCAGGCGGCCGCGGGCTTCGCCGGAGTGCATCGCTCGACCCTCTTCGACTGGATCGCGAAGGATCCCGACTTCAAGATGCAGGTCGAGCAGGCCGAAGATCTCGCGGAAGCCCGCTACACCGCGACGCTCAGGCGAGCGGCTACCGGCGATCGTCAGGACGTCCGGGCCGCGATCGAGTGGCTCTCCCGGCGACGCCCGGCACAGTGGCGCGAGAAGCTGTCGATCGACGACAAGGTGCTGACGGTCGAAGAGGAACTCGACGGAGCGATGCAGAGTGACGAGCTTGATCGACGCCTACAGGAAGCCGCTGACGACGCTCTCCGACGCCGAACTGATCGAGCAGTACGAGACGCTGAAGCTCCTGAAGGCGAAGCGGGGAGCGGCGACGAACCTAGCTGACACGTCGCGCTACGTCTTCGGGATCGAGCCCCCTCCGCACGCGCTGATCTGGATCGAGCTTCTCGAAGCTCTGGAACGCGGAGACTTCACCCGGCTCTGCGTGGTGGCACCACCGGGGCACGCGAAGTCGACGTATCACTCGATCGTCTTCCCGGCGTGGTATCTCGGCAGGCATTACAACGACTCGATCATCGGCGTGACGACGACCGACCCGCTCGGGGCGCTGTATCACTCGACGGTGGCCGACGTGATGGAGGGCGAGCGGTTCCATGCCGTATTCCCGGACGTGAACCCGGACAGGAAACGCGGGTGGTCGCGAGACGGGCTGTACATCGCCGGGCCGAAGAAGCGACCGGCGTCGCAGAAGGACGCGAACCTAGTCTTCATCGGGGCCGGGGGCGCGATCATCGGCCGTCGAGCTTCCGGGACGATCATCGACGACGCCGTCGACGAGGCGACAGCCCGCTCAGAAACGCTCCTAGAGGCGCGGAAGACGTGGATCCGCAGATCTGTCTTCTCGCGACTGAAGCCGGGCGCGTGGCGGATCGTGTGCGGGACGCTCTGGACCGAAGACGACGTCGTCGACTCGGCGATGCGGACCGGCGAGT